TGGTGTTTAGGCTGATTCACTTTTGGCCTTCAACTCATCCGTGAATTTTGCGAGCTCACGCTGGCTCTTTTCAGCTTGTTTGGCAGTGAATGCGTCAAGTTCCTTCGCACGACGAATGGATTGTTTGGACAAGAACAGTTCCTCTGGGGTAGGGGTGATTGTCTTCGTCTTCACTGCTTTCTTCGTCTTGGGTGGCTTCGGGTCGGTGGCAGGACGTCCAGCAATGATGGCATTTGCTTGATTGATAGCCAGATCCTTATCGGCATCATTCAGTGCTTTCCACATAATGCCGGCACGAACAGTTGTTGCGGTCATTAGTTCTCTCCCTTTCAATTCAGGATTTTCGGCAGTCAGGATACCTGTTATGGTTGTTCGATTTGCGGAGAGATATATCATATAGCGATTCTTGGCAGGGGCGGTTGCGGTTGCGGTTGCGGTTGACATAATTGATGGTTGATTATTGGGTGTTTCTTGCGATACTATTTAATATATTATGAATAAAATGATAAATCAAATTTTTATGATTATTCGATAGGTGTCTTGTCAATTGAATAACCATAATATATAAACTAATAGAATTTGATATTATTTAGATGAAATTATATTGTATTCTATTAGTATATATCATGTGGAAATATATTTTAATATATTGTGCTATTATATTGAGTATGAGTGCGATCGCATATATTTTCCATCGCAAACGCGATGAACATTTCGAATGTCAATTAAATGAAAAGGAATTACAATCAAAATGGATAGAAAGTAAACAAGCATGGAAACCTCTTCAAAAAGCAGAAGATTATAAGTTAAAGGCTGATGGGACATTTCATAGTGCGCAAGGTACGCCTATCCCTGATGCAAAACTAAAACCCGCGCTTCTACAAAATCCAGATGGACCTAATGTAGATGGGACTTCCAATTCACCACAAGCATTAAGTGTATTTGCTTTTAATAAATCAAGTCCAGAATGTTGTTATGGACCTAATGGTGGATATTCAACTTCAAGTGGATGTGTTTGTGTAACACCTGCTCAAGAAAAATGGTTTGCAAATGTGGGTGGAAATAGAAATAATGGATATGTGGGTATATAGTTAATTTCTTAATTTTATTTTATTTGTGTAATATATATCAATCGTAATATTCATGTCTGTGTCTACATCTATTCCTGTTGTACCTGTCCAAGTTATAGGTGAACCTAACTTATGGTGTCGAATATGCACACCCGCCCAATTGTATGTTATTCTAACTGCTATCTCTATTATAGCACTGGTTGTTCAAAAACAATTTATGGCGATTCCTGTAAAATTAGTATTTGCTCTTATCTATACATTTTTATTAAATTGGTTATGTGATAAAGGATGGACTAATTTGTCGTGGGTATTAGTTATATTACCGTTTATAGCTATGCTTATAGTAGTTGCGGTATTTCTTTATTCGGGTATAAGAACCAAATTGACGCAAAAGAAACATGAATCTAAGAAGTAATGAATCTACATAAAAATTTGATTGTCTATCTTTTCATTATTAGACATACAATCAAATTTCAACACATCAAAGCCCGAAATATGCCGATCCCCGCCGTACTCAACGATATTCCCAGTAGAAATACCCGGTCCAAGGTAACTATTGAACACGTTGATTATACAGCGATTGACAACATCAAGAAAGATATGCCAATCATCCCCACCACCGAAGACAAACCAGACGACAAAACCCGAGAACCCGTTCGCGATCCCGCTGAAAAACGTAAGCGCATAACAGCGCTATTGGTCAGTGCCATTGCTAACCTATTTGATGACGACGCCGCATTCGAATGTGGCGGTATGTTGGCAACACGTCAAGAAGATGACGCCGGCAGTGATACCGATAACGAGGATGACGATGACGATGACGATGGAACAGAGTCCAGTTGGAAAGACCCATACACTTACGAGGAAGTTGAGTATTTGGAAAATCTTCCTGAAAATGAAAGGACAGCAATGGTGATGCACGAAACAGCATTGCGAGACTACAATCGTTCCAGTGTTCCTCTTCGTTTCCGTGTTCTCAATTCGAATCTTTGTGAGGGTGCCAAATTTTCAGTGTTGCGAAAGCTTGACCAGGCGGAAGAATGTGCCGGTGGCGACGCAGGATTGAAACTTGGGCAATGGGTGGATGGATTGTCAGATATTCCTTTTGGCAAATTATCATCACACGCAGTCAAACTCGATGATGGACACGCAGCAGTGTATCAATTCCTGTTGAAAACTCACAAATGCTTGAATGCCAGCATTTTCGGCCACACTATTGCAAAATCACAAATTCTCGAATATGTCACCCAGCAAATCACAAATCCATCCGCAACTGGCAAGTGTCTGGCAATTCAAGGACCGCCCGGCAACGGCAAGACGACTCTCATTCGCAATGGGCTCGCGCAAGCACTTGGTCGTCCATTTGCTCAAATCTCACTGGGTGGAATGAGTGATGTCGCCGTGCTCAATGGACACGATTTTACCTATGAAGGAAGTCAGTGTGGGCGCATTTGCGCAATGATCAAGGAAGCCGGCGTTATGAATCCAATCATCTATTTCGATGAATTGGACAAGGTTAGTGCTACATCGAAAGGCGACGACATTTACAATTTTCTGTGCCATTTGACTGACTTTTCACAAAACCACGTTTACCAGGACAAATACTTTGACGGAATTGACATTGATTTGTCTCAAGCCATTTTCATCTTCAGTTTCAATGACATTACGCGCATCAACCCAATCTTGCTCGACCGCCTTCACGTCATTCACACGAAAGGATTCAGCAGCGACGAGAAGGTCAAAATCGCACAAGACTACCTCATTCCTTCGCAATTGAAAGAATTCGGTTTCGCGAAAGATGAAATCGCGTTTCCAGAAGACGTGTTGAAGACAATTGTTCACGACCATTGTCAGGACGAACAAGGTGTTCGCAAATTGAAACGCGCAATTGAAAGTGTATTGAGCCGATTCAATATCCTGCGATTCATCAAAGGAGACCACGTGTCTGGCGAAGAAAGTATCAAGCTGCCATACGACATTCCATCGGTTTCATTCCCACTTGTTGTTTCGCACGACCACATCAAAGTGTTGCTCAAGGATTTCACCATTGTCGAACGAACATTCCTATCGCTTTATAATTAACCCGTGTGTGGAATGAACAGAAATAAATTCAAAATATAAGTAGTATGTTATGTGTGTATGTGTCTAACCCTTTTTTATTATTTACGAAGCAACACGATAAGAATAATGATAGCGGTTAGTAATGTTAAAATAAATAAAGCACATGTCATGATTATATATGGATAAATCCTTCCCACTGAATAATGAATAATAGGATCAATAATATCATTTTGAATTTTAATTGAGTTTTCTTTTTTTTTTAATTCATCTATTATTTTGTCTAAAAATTGTTTGGTTAAATTCGATACAACTGACATATGACTTCGTATTCTATATATTATAAAACTAAAATAAAAATAGCGTTTAACATACGCAGCATAATTAAATGTAAAAAGTATATATATGGATGAATAATATGCACATAATAGAATTAGTCAATAACCGTTTTGAGCATTTCTTTGAAAAAGGTGATAATCCATTGAATATGATTATGAAATCACTATCTGACCGTCCAGATGATTACGTATATTCTCTATATGAACGCGTATTACAAACAAATAATATGGAACTATTACCACTTGCCGATATCATATCAATGATGTATTTTTCTATTCGTAATTATTTCGATATGCCCCAATTACTTAATATACCATATCGATGTAGTCGACCAAACTCTTTTATTATTTTCGGTCAAGATTGTTCATTACTCGGTTCAATAACATTATCGGTTGAATGTATGAATGAACTATTGCATATGGTAAATAAAATACGCCCAGATAAACTTGGTAGGTATGGCGAACTAACTAAAATAATTATGACCCAACAACCATTCAATGTATTTGCCATAACACCTAATGATATTATACAAAATTTTGAATATTTAAAAACAGACATTATGAACTCATTGGAAACATCAATTCAATGGTTTAAAGAACCATAATAATTAAAATACAAAACCTAATTTCGTTTTTAATCTATTAAAGCTTTCTTTGATTAGAGTATAGAGATATGCGATGTTTAAAACAAGAAGTTGAAGATTTATTAGAAAAATTTATTTTTACTCATAGTCAAAATGACGATAAATTGCGACAATTATATATGGATATTTTTAAAGGGGGGAAGAGATTGCGCGCGATTATTGTATTGGCTATTCATTCATCTTTACAACATAAATATCCAGACGTTTCATTTGAATATGTATCCAATTTGGCTCTTGCTATGGAATTGATTCATAACGCAAGTTTGGTCATTGATGACTTACCCAGTATGGACAATGATATGTATCGACGTAATTCAAAAACAATCCACAATGCGTATGGAGAAACAGTTGCGTTAAATGTTGCGCTTTTTTTAATGCGTCAAGCAACACATATGTTGTATTTAAATATGCAATCGTGTGCTGACGGAAGACGCGTGTTTTTATACAACCAAATTATTTACGATAATATTGGTAAATCTGGATTACCATTGGGTCAATATTTGGATTTAGGTTTTTTAAAGAAAAGGCTTCAAATTGCCGATAAAAAACAACATCAGGATTTGATTTATAAAAAAACAACAACACTGTTTAATTTAAGTTTCCTATTGGCATTTGCGATGCATACAGACAACCCTGAAGAAATGAAAAAAATGGCGCAAGTATCGGAGTGGTTCGGGATTGCTTTTCAACTATATGATGATTTTCTTGATATTGACCAGGATACACAAAATAAATCGCCGAATTATATTTTGAACTATGGCAAAATAGAATCATACGATGTATTTAAAATGGCGATTTCTAATGCCCGGAAACATTTAATAGAATTGGAGATAAACCATCCATTTTTTACCGAAATATTTGATATTCTTGAAACTCAAGTTGAATTGCGATACTCTCAATAATTGCGATACTCTCAATAATTGCGATACTCTCAATAATTGCGATACTCTCAATAATATTACTTTAAATTTAAAATGATGCGTAAGTCAGTGTCCATTCACGAGCAGTAGATATGAATTGCTCCCTATTTGTTTTAAATTTGTTCGCTATATCGGGAACGAGTGGATCATCGGGGTTTGGGTCATTTAATAGAGAACATATGGATAATAAAACTTTCCCTACAGTTAGTGCTGGGCTCCATTTATCCTTTAAAATATCCAGACAAATCGCACCAGCACTACTTATATTAGGGTGGTAGATTTTAGTTATAAATGTAGCCTTAGGAGGTTTGAATGGATAATCTACCGGAAAAACAATACTTAAACGAAACACTCCACCGTGATACGGAGTGTCTTCGGGTCCAATAATAGTTGCTTCCCACGCAAACAAATCATCTTTGGGTGGGCCTGCAGAACAATTCGCGGGTGGGTCCCGCATCATATCATTTAATTCTTTTTGCAATCGTTTTGATGCCATATTATTATATATTTAAAATTTTATTTCTTAAATATATATAGTAATAACGTATAACATACTATAATGAATGTCAATTTAACTAAAATTTATGCAGGGGGTGGTCCGGGTGGTGTTGATCTGGGTGGTGTTGGTCAGAAAAAGGATGAATCTTCTGGCATTATTGCTGGTGAGACTGGTGCTGCTGTTGTTGCTCCTGCTGGAGAGACGAGTGCTGATACAAAGGCTTCTAGTGAGACTGGTGCTCCTATTGGAGATACTAGTGCTGATACAAAGGCTTCTAGTGAGACTGGTGCTCCTATTGGAGATACTAGTGCTGATACAAATGCTTCTAGTGAGACTGGTGCTCCTATTGGAGATACTAGTGCTGATACAAATGCTTCTAGTGAGACTGGTGATGCTGGAGAGACTGGTGATGGTAATAGTCAAGATGATAAAGAAATTAACCCATTAAAAGTTGATACAATATTAATTAAAGTATTAAATGTATGGAAATTTCGCAAAATAGATACAAGTGAAAAAGATGAAGTTAAAGTTGATGGTGCGGAAGTTGATGGTGTGGAAGTTGAAGATGGTGAAGTTAAAGATGATGGTGCGGAAGTTGAAGATGGTGCGGAAGTTGAAGATGGTAAAGTTGAAGTTGGTGAAGTTGAAGATGGTAAAGTTGAAGTTGGTGAAGTTGAAGATGGTAAAGTTAAAGTTGGTGAAGTTGAAGATGGTAAAGTTAAAGTTGGTGAAGTTGAAGATGGTAAAGTTAAAGTTGATGAAGTTAAAGTTGATGAAGTTGAAGGTGGTTCTTCTATTACACGAAAATCAAATCTTCATAAAATGAATAAAAATTTACGATATTCTAGATATTCGCGTGAGTCTAATGATACAAGTATGTTTGATATTAATGAAATTGATAGACATACAGATATCTTACGTATTTATAGTGGTGGTAGTACGGAGGAACCAAACAACGTGAAACAAGTTATAGAACTAGAAAACGCGAAACAAGTGATAGAACCAGTCATAGAACCAGAAAACGCGAAACAAGTGATAGAACCAGTCATAGAACCAGAAAACGCGAAACAAGTGATAGAACCAAACGACGCGAAACAAGTGACAGAACCAGTCATAGAACAAAAAGACACAAATATAGTCGAAATATTACTTGCAGATTTTATGGAAAAAGCAAGATCTAAAATCGTTCAAATTCAAAGTGATTGGGATGATCCAGATGTGCAAATAATAGTTCAGGAAATGACTCCTAAACCTAATGCTACTAACGAAGTTGTTGATGAAGTTGTTGCGGATGGTAAAGGTTCTGAACCTGAAGTTGTTGCGGATGGTAAAGGTTTTGAACCTAAAGTTGTTGTGGATGATTCTAAACCCGGTGGTTTATCTTATAGAAAATTATTACATCATCGTGATATAATTAAAAACAACACACGCCGTAAATATAATGGTAATACACCATTATATGGTGGTGCGGTTCAGGAGGTTCAACCTAATGATGCACCGATGCCGGTTGAAACTGAACAACCACCCGCTAAAACGGAACAAACTAACAATGACAGTAATATAATAGATTTAAAATATACATGGACTCGTTTATTCGAAGAAAAAAATAAGAATGAAAATAAAACAACTAAATTAGAAGAAACCACTGCAACCGACACAATCAACACAACCACTGCAAGCGACACAACCGACACAATCAACACAACCATTGCAAGCGACACAACCGACACAACCACTGCAAGCGACACAACCGACACAATCAACACAACCATTGCAAGCGACACAACCGACACTGATCTTTCTAAAAAATATGATACTTATGTAACATCAGCTGATTTTGAATGTTCACACGAAATATTTATGAATTGGACTACACACATAAAAACTGAATGGATTAAATGGTGTGAGGAAAAAAAATTGAAAGTTGATTTATTTGGACGAAGCCATGTATTTGAATTCTTACAACAAAAAAATGAAGAGGGTAAATATCGTACATTTAGTAACATAACCAATGAATCTATACCTGCCGATGAAAAATCACGCGAATTAGAATTATTTAAAAATAATAAATTTACATATCGTGATATATTAGTTAGTTTAATTCTTTATGATATATATGGTTGTATTTGGAATCCTACCGATATTGAAAATGAACAAATAACAGAAGATAGTCAAGAAGTTAAAGAAGGTAAAGAAGATCAAGAAGTTCAAGAAGGTGGTGTTGTGAGTCAAGCCATCAAACCAAAATTTAAAGTTTCAGACTTAAAACGCATAACACAATTACGACAAGACAGATTATCATTTAGAGAGAAAGAAGTTTCAAAACAACCTTCGAGTAAAACTAAACTTTTACAACCACCTATTAATACAGTATCAAAAGAAGAAGTAGCAACCGCAGAAAAAGAATTATTATCAAATATCGAAAAGTTTATAGAAAGAAGTCAGGGTGAAATCGGTGAACTTTTACAAGTTGATGAAATGATTTATTTCACATCCATTGCGCAACTAATAACTGATTTTATGAATGATCCGATTAATGTAGAAAAATTTAAAAAATTAATAGCATTTCTTGTTATGAACTTCAATGCGCTTTTTATTTTTAATGTTATTATGTCTATTGCAATAATGAATGATGAATTAGGTGGTGCTATCATTACTAAATTTAATATCGAATTAGGAACAAAACCTGAATTAACGATGAAGACATTTTATCCAAATTTTGAAGGCTTAAGTGGTAAAGTAAGAGAAGCATGGACAATCGCGAAAGATTGGACCACAGGTCAAAAAAGAAATCTTGCTCAAAATATTAAAAGTATACAAGATGGGGGTGATTTAGTTTACTCAAAGAAACAAGCGGACGAAGAAAAAGGAAGGCTGCTTCAAGAAAATCAACTACAACAAAAACATAAAGGTCTTGCTTTAGAAACCACAACCGAATCCGCATACAAACCACAAGATGCGGCGACGTCACCAATAATTGTTCCTAACCATTTTAAACAATTATTAAAAGTAATGGATGAATACAGAGGTATAAAAGGATCTTATAATAAATGGTATGAAGCTGATAAATTTCAATTTCAATTTAAGATTGGTCGTGATTATGATTTGTATAAATCTAAATCTGTAATATCAAATGATGATAACATTATCGATATACCGTTAGAAGCAGAAGTTTCGTTGATATGTGGAACGTATTTCAAAAAGGATGATAATAAATATTATAATTATAAAAAAGATGATAAAGACGAAAAGAACATACACGAAATAATAATATATAAAGAGAATTTCGGTCAATTTGTTTTTAGTTATGATGGTTTGAAATTTTCAACGAAAGTGCCAGGTCAAAATGTAAAAATTAAAGATGTTATGAATAAAGGTTCAAACGGCAGCGGTTGGAAAAGCGATGAAAAAATAGAGTTTCCTCATAAAAAAACAATAAATCATATACTTGAACACTTACAAAATTTGAAAACTGAGAATATTCTACTTAACACTGAACCTAACGTTCATATATCGACATTTCAAAATTTTGTTAATTGTTATGTTGAAAAAACAAAATCGACATTACCCGATATAAACGACAAAACAAAAATATATTATGAAAGTGTTAGAAATACATCTAGAATATCGATGCTTGGTAATGTAGATATTACATTAAATATTACAGCTGCTGGCCTTAATAAATATAAATATTGTAAAAAGGATATTGATGGAACGTATAAACTTACATATGATGATAAAAAGGGGTTGCCTTATTTCAAGAATAATAGAAATACAACAACATTAAAGTTTGATACGTTTGTGTTATGTGGTGATATCTTCAATGATAAAGAAGAAAATAACTGTGTACTGGACAAAGACCTTTACTATCAAAAATGGATATTAGATAATGCTATTGACGAAAAAGATTGTAAAGATAATTTACGGTTTTGTTTATATATTCCTTATAATGAACATTTGTTTCAAAATAATACAGAAAATTGGTTCTGGTCAGGTATTAGCGAAAAGAATAAAGTTCGAAAGAATATAACGAGTAAAATTACGATATACGAATTGTCAATAATACCTGGAACGAATATATCATATGATGCTAAAACATATTTTATTTCAGCAGATTTAGAAAATATTACTAAGATTAATTTACAACAAAAAAAAGCTTATATAGCTGATACAATACACGACTCCTCGGTTTCAATATTTGATGAATCTGACGGTCTTACCGTCAGTGATAAATTTATATTCTTATTAAAATTAATAGAATCAAATAAAGGATGGCCTAAAACATATAATAAATATTATGAAGCCGATGCGTTTCAACTTCAATTTGAAATGGGTCGTTATGCCGAAAAAGCCGATTATATATATATACCACCAAATGATGATGTCAATTTAATAGCTGGAACATATTTTAAAAATGGAAATGGAAATTATTACAATTATAAAAAAGATGCTGGTGAACAAAATAAAATTCACGAAATAATGATATACAAAGAATCAAAATCAAATAAAATTGTTTTTAATTATGATGGTTCATTATTATTTATAAATGGTTCGACAGAAGATGATATTCGTAAAATAATTTTCAACAAAGATAAAAAACTTGAATGGGCTGAAATGAGCTGGACTTTTAGCACAGAATTAAAAACTACAATCATGGGTGAATTACAAAAAATTAGCGACGATAACCCTATTGCGCGCGATAAGGCCGCCGCCGATTTTAAAGATTTTATAATAAATTATGAGATATTTAACAAAGCCTTGTCTATACTTAAACTTAAAGATAAACTTCCAGCTGTGAATAAGGATACTGTAGCGAAATATATTAGTATTAGAAACACGTATCGGGTATATATGGATATTAGTAAAAATATAAAACCACTTGAGGAGTCTGATACTAACAAATTACAATTTACCATTGCAGCAGATACTGATAAAATAAAAGAGTATTTCTATTGTAAATCAAATATAAATGGTAAATATGAAATTAAAATCAATGGTACAAAATTGCCATATTTTGTGAATACTGAACATGAAAATGTAACATTAAAGTTCAAGCGCGTTGTTATGTATAAAGATATTTTTAATGATAACGATAAAAATGCTTATTACCAAAAATGGGTATTAGACAATTCAAATGAAAGTAATTGTGATACAAAACGTTTATTTTGTTTATATATTCCATTGAATGAAACTATATTTAGTAATAATACAAAAAATTGGTTTTGGTCAGGTATTATTGAAAAACGAGCACTTTTGAAGAATATACCAAAAAGGCTGGATGAAGGTGCGATATCTTTGACATACACAGAAGAACTTAGTCAAAACTTTCCTAATATTGATAATATTAGAAGCTTTTTTTGTTCAAATCAATATATTAAAGATGATGAAGTCGCGAAAGTGAAGAAACAAGCCGACAAAGAGCAGAAACAAGCCGACAAAGAGCAGAAACAAGCCGACAAAGAGAAGAAACAAGCCGACAAAAATGAACAACAAGCAGTAGAGAGCCAAACTAAAATCAATAAAAAGTATGAACTAGGTAGAAGAAACCCGCGTAATTCTCAAAGTGAAAGTGAAAATTCGTCATTACTTGAAAGTACTGATGGTGCAGAAGAAGAAGATGTTGACACTTCAGGTTTAAGGTTGAAACAAGGTGTTAGCCCCGAAGTGAAAGCAGAGGACACCCTATTAGAAAAAAAGGGTCATGAAGATGGTAAGTCGAAAATTAATGGTATAAAACAAACAACCGACTATTCAAGATTAGATAGCCCAGATAATATTAATGTTGAAGTTAAAATAAAAGACTATGACCGCAATACTCAAGAAGGAAAACTAGACGAACAACGCAATAGAACTGCCGGACGATCACAAACAGTAAAACATACGAAACTTGATGAAAGAAATGCTGGTGTGGATTCGACGAATCAATTACAACCGATTAATCTCGATATAAATCTATCAACACAAGGTGATAGTTCGAAGAAGAAATTACCACAAATCAATGACTACACACAGTTAGCACCGACTAACGTAGTTAGCACTGTGCAACAACAGCATCAATCAAACTCTGCAACTGATTTGGAAGACTCTGCGGAAGACGCTGTGGAAAAAACACCAAGATTCAAATTCGAAATTAAACCCCTCAAACTCGCCACTGACAAATCACAAGTCCCCCCAATCCTAGCTCCCCCGTCGACCAAACAATCTACTGACGATTTCTTCCGCCAGGCGGCTAGCTCTAACAGCAACAGCAACAGCGACGATTTTTTCGCCACCTCATCTGCTGATACTCACACTGGAACATCGGGTTCCAAATCAAAAAAATGTTCGGCGGAAGACGTTGAAGAATTAACAAAACGATGTAAACAAGAAGATAAGAAATGTGACAATCGAGGTACTGTTGATATTAACGGCAGAACATATTTCGATTATGGTAAAACGTATGTATGTGATAAGGATACAAGCACTCTGCATAAAAGAGATGATCTATTAAAGAAATCTTTTCCAAATTTTTCGACGGTAGCAAAATATGGAGGCAAAAGAAGTTCAAAACGTAAAACAATTCATACGCATACACGCAAATCATATAACAAATATAATTCAAATTATTCATCACCTAAACGTATACGATACACGGATAGTTATTTGATATAAACTAGATATAAAATATGTATTTTAACATAAATACAATACAAACATATAAATATAATATCATATCAATACATAAATGAAAATCAAATATGGATATGCAATTGCTAAATCGCTATTTCCCTATATATACCGAGTCGAATATAAAATTCAAACGTGTCAACATATGAAATATCCATTTGGTCTAAGTTCACAGAGCTATTCACAATATATCAAAGAAGAACGTAAACCGTTTGAGCTAATCGATATGAACACCAAACAACAAATCATTAATATGAATAATATGAATATCGATATTCATTTTATTATGACGGACGATACGTGTAATGATGACCATTATATAAAAACAATTCCATCGAATGGACCTGTATATTACGCGGCGTGGTCAACCCCCGAATTTCAAAAATTAATTATTTGTCCAAAATATTTCAATTTATAATACTCGTAATTACATAATTACATAAATACATATAAAATATATATTTATATAATGTTATTAATATTTGATTTGTTTGGTGGATTTACAGATATGTTACGAGATTTAGTATCAATATATAATTTTAGTTTAAAATATAAATATAATTTCACAATAAGAAATGCATCAAGTAGAGCGGTTGAAAATCATGAAATATACTCCAGTTATTCTGTAGATAATTTATTCAATTTACAAAGTTTTAAAAGTAATAAATATTATATTGATTATTGTTCAATAACTGATGATATGAATGATTCGAATACATATGATTTTTATAGAAATAAAGTTGAAGGGAAATTATGGAAAGATCGCAACTTTTTAAGGGAAGAAGAGATAATTAATAGTATAAATGTTAATTATAAAAAATATGTAATAATTGGTGGAAGTTTTTGGTATTATACTAATTTACATAATATGGAACAAATATGTAGTGTGTTTAAAACATTAATACCCAATGATAGAATAATAAATGAATTGACTAAAAATATTATAAATAAACATTATAACTGTATTCATTATAGATATGAACACGATTGGATACCCAATTTGAAAAACTGGGGTGTTCCTTACATTGTGCCACCTATTGATGAATTAATAGACAATTTACCTTTTAAAAATAAACATCCAATCTATATATGTACAAATGGTATTGAAAAATTACATTCGTTACATTTATTATATCGTAAATTAGAAACGTATGATAATATACTATATAAGAAAAAAAATGATTTAAATTATGATGAAAATGGATATTTAGATTTAATAATAATAGTGAATTGTGAAGAATTTTATGGTAATAGTATAAGTGGCTTCACACAATTATCTGCAGTATTAAAAAATTCATTCAATTTTTACAATAAAATGGATTATTTTAATAAATATAATATTATAACCAATTCTTAACTCTTATTTATAATTTAGCTTGTCACTACCAATGCTTGAAACACTTCCATTATTTTATAACACAAAATAGCACAACAACACCCAACATTGTGTGATTGTATTGCTCCCATTTGGTCCAATTCTATTGTAAAATGATTTGAAAATCGCGAACGAGTATGTAAAATATTATGAGGTATACCTTCGTGTTCATTTCCAAAAATAAATATAGGCTTTAGATTCATTCGTTTCGCTTCTAATACTATACTTATTATATTATCCGTTGTTGCGCGCACCGAGGTGGTATCCTGTTCTACGAATATCGGTAGATAATCATTATCTGCGATATAGTTGTAGAATACATTTTCATCCAGAATATAATCATCGGGCTGTAAAACAGTAGTTAAATTACGGGTATGTGTATGTTCTTCAGTGATTCCCATAATTCGTTCATGTGTTATATAATTTTGTGTTCCTACACAACTTCGTTTATCATAATATCTACGTCCAAAAATAATAAATTTTCTACATCCACAAAGATTAGCGGTTCGCATCATATTTCCAATATTAAGACATCCGTGAATATTCAATGTCATAACACAATACGGAAATGATTCTAAAAATACTTGATTTCGAATTTCATCATCGGTTTTATTTTCATATTTCCCAAGTATATTTCTATTTTCACTTGACATAATGTTTTGTTGTGCGTGTAAATAGAACTATAGTTAAATATTTATATTTATATTTGTTTCATTGAACCAATTCATCCAATGATACTTCCAATAAAGAATCCAATTCATACAATATGAAATGCTGTGTTGGTTTTTCATAACGGTCATCCACGTTTTGTTTTGATGTTATTGTAAAATGTATTATATACATTTTTCCTCCATACATAACAACATCATTGTTATTGAATCCTTCTAATAGGGACCCCTCATTTAATGTATCGGTTGTTACACGTTCTAAATCGGTTGTAGGGTCTATTGTATCACCGTTTATATATTTTTTAACGACACGAATTCCATTACATACACCCGCTTGAGCAGGATTATCTGCAATAAATCGTCTTTCAACAAAGTAAAATTTACCCTTTTTATCTCTAAGCTGAATAACTTGCCCGAATGTAAACTGAGGACAGACGATCGTTTGTTGTGGAAATAAATAAACGTGGTGTAATGGATTTTTATATTCACGTGTTTCATATTCTTCAACTATATAAAACTGATCGCGGGTTCGTGTATCACAATATTTAGCAAATTCACCTATATTCGCAAAAGTTCTAACTTTTTTCAAAAGAGAATTAAAATAATAAACAGCGTCATCGTGTTCATATTTACAATACGCAACCCAATGCCCACCTTGTAACGAACCACCTTCATTCACAAGCAATTTCCATTCTTTATCATGCGACCGTATATATGCCACTATATCCTCATTATCAACATATGTTCCTGCCATTTTATAATTAAATAGGCATAAAGCGACTCGAAGTAATGATTCATTATAATTTTCAATCGCTAAACACGTAAATTCTTGGTGTTCGTCAGTATCGACTTGGTCAACCAATTCAACAAATTGTGTTCGCATCGTATAACATAATTGCTGTAAATTCACTTGCCCTTTTGGCTCACACGAATCATAGCATATTGGTGGTTTATCTAAATTAAGGGGTGTTTCTCTTGCTTTTTTTGTATTTGAAAATGTAAAAAACTCTCCACCGAGTAAATGATTCAATGCGTGTCTTCCACACGATAATCCAGATGGTTGATGTTCAAAATATTGTTGTTCATCGGGGTGTTGGTGTTCTTGCGTTTTTTTATTTTTTTTAGAAACTGGACGTTGTTTCGATGTTTGTTTTATAGGTGATACAGGGCGTTGTTTTATAGGTGATGCCGATATTGATTTAATAGGCGATAAAGGACGTTTTGATGCCGTTTTAATGTTTAGTTTCATACGCACACCGGTTCTTAGACTTGCAGCAGTACTTGGTTGTTGTGTGGTGCGCGATTGTAGTGTGTGTTCCAATTCAGGTTCAACCTCAGCATAAAGAACCGGTTCTTTTTCCAATTGCTTCTGGACTCTTCTTGTAAAAATAACTCTATCACGCTCATTTGTAAATTGTGGTATGGTTTCATCTTCTTTTAATACACGTAAAATACATTGTTCCGCTTGTAAATAATGACTGATAACACTATCTTTTGTAAAACGATAATCCAAGACAAGTCGTAATCGACCCGTTTCCGGATTACGACGTATGCTTCCAATCAGTGCTTTTGTGGCCGGCTTACCGAATCCTCGCAATGTAGGATTAATACCATAATACGTATAGAAATTATAAATAGGCAAGATAACGTCATCGGGCAATTCATCTAATTTATATTCTAGTGGTATTTGATACAAGACATGAAAAATTTGTCCACGGTCATTGCGGTATATGAGTGGATATAACCCTTTACGTGTTTCGTGAACAAATGATACTTTTTCACGCAAATTTGTTTCGTGTGGACTCGGGTTCTTCTTGGGATTGAATGCATATTCACTACCAGGTTTGTACGGAACACATTGTTCCAATGTCGGGTCGCTCAACACATTTTCTTCACGATTATAAGCACAGTCAATCGATATTGTTTTAATGGCATTTAGAAATTTGCTAATAATACCGAACTTTCTATCCGAGATTTGGAGCAATAACTGGTCGCTTGTAATATAATCATCCGATGATATTCCGCGTAAAATTTGTTGTTGTAATTGACTATTCACATCAGTAAATTCACCTTTCATTTGTGATTCAGTAAATCTACTAACATATTCGAAGACTCTAACATTCATTTGTTCAACAGGTAAGCCAGCATGACTTTCAATTCGTCGCGCACGACCAATAACTTGCTCTATGCGAACTTTATTCCAATACGGTTCCATAATATGTACCTGTCGCACATATTTCAAATTAATACCTTCCGAACCACTGCTGGTTGTTAGTAAAATCAATAGACGCTGCCCGAACATATTACGAGAATGTTTATACACACTCATAATTTCACTACGTTGTTCGATAGATTCGGTTCCTGTCCATAATGCATAATAACATATATAGAGGTTGGATAATAGAACATTGTCGATGGTCTTCCCATCAAAACGAATACTAACGGTTTTTGCCGAAGGTGCCGATATGACGTCGGCAGTCACCCATTTTTTAATAGACGAATCAAGTTCATATCGAACCTTTGTTCCTACCGTAATCGGTTGTAAATCTTTTGCGTCATATAAACGATATCCATTACAATCCAATACCCGTTTGAATATTTCGATACCTTCCACACTACGATATTGCGAGTAGCCAAATACTAACCCAGGTGTTCCTGAAATATTGGTTAATAATCGCGTATATTTGGGACTTAGTACGGATAAATTGTATTGTTCAGTTGAATTAACTGTTAAATTTCCAACAGTTAGTGCTTCTATATTGCGACGTAAATCGGTTGCATATGCACCCTCATCCAATTTTTCAGTTAAGTCGCATTCTTCGGCTACATCCGTGCAATCTTTCCCTACATTTTTATAATCACGCATCATGGCGCGTTTTATATTCGGTGGAAATGTGAATAATAATGCTTGCCTACTAAATACTTTGAATAAATTATTAACGGACGATTCGATATTTAGTGTCATATCTTTAATAACATCGGATGATTTACGCGGTTTTTCCTTAACACGCTCAATTTTACGCATTTCTTCATATTTTACAAGTTGATAATCTGATACATCTACCCATTCGGGATTTTTAGGATCATATATTTTATCCGGAAATACTTGTCTGTCAATATCACTTTTTTCATTATAAAAACTAACAATTCCAAGCGACCGATATTTAAATTCATCTATATTTTTAATTTCAGAGCTACTTTTATCAACATATAAATCATAAAATGTATTTTTTGCTGTTTCAATATCTAATGCCCAACGGTCTGTTGATATTTTTTTGATGAATATATCGGGGAATATACTTAAGTTTTCTATCGTATAATCAGCAGTTGTTGAAAGCATTATTCCATCTTGTAAAAATTGTTCTCGAAGTAAGTCGATACATTCTATATCCGTCATTGTATCATATTCCGTATTTCTAACAACCGTCGTTTTATATTCAGCCGAAGGATGTTTCACATAACCGTGTGGATAACGCGTAATTTCAATATACCGTAATTGTGAATCGATGATATAACGGTCAATATGTTCATTCTGTTGAAGTGCGGTTTCAAGTTTGACTTTATTTGGTGTGTTTCCTAAATAAAGTTTATAATATGTCGTATATCCTTTCAATAAATTAAATAATATACTTAATTCAAATGGACTATTAATAATCGGTGTTCCACTTAACGCAACAATACGGCAATTTTTAGCTCGCAGTATCATTTCATACAAAATAAGAGAGTTTTGACTACCATTGCATATACGCGACATCAAATTATGAACTTCATCAATGATAACTAATTTATTATCAAAAGGATTTGCTATATGTGTTGAACGATAAATACGACTTAGAATCGTATTTTTTAATTTTTGTTTATCGGGTTTTGGAAGTGAATGAATAGGTAAGCTTGACGCACCAAATAGTTCTCTATACACTTGGGTTTCAATATCATCATAGACGTTATGATTGTTTTCATCTACAAGGATTTCCCGCATTATTTTGGCGACAATACCTGCACCGCCGTTATAGTTAAAGAATTTATATTTGTAGTTTGTTAGCGCTTCTACTGTTTGATGTATTTGCGATTGTTCTTCCGGTGTAAATGACTCGTAATTATTTTGTCTATTTCCACGAACAATTGTCCAGAACCCATTGCCTTTACCAGATGTCATATATAATCGACTCATCAGAGAGTCGTTATTAACTGGAAATCCTATACTTTGTAATTTAGCTTGTTCGCCTTTTAATTTATAATTATCGATGCGCATAAATTGCCAATGATTTTCCAAATGATAAATACTGTTTCCTTTTTTCGATAAATCTTCTTTAAAATTGCTACTGAGTGAAGCGGGCAATAAAACTATAACTTGACGATTCATACCTTCGGCGACATTGATAGAACTAAGTGTTTTTCCGGAACCGAGACCATAATATAATAAACATCCACGATAGGGTGAATTTTCCTGTAGGAAATCACTAATAAACTGTTGATGTTTAAATACGGCAATCGGTGTTAATGTTGCAGGTTCAGTACTTTCATCCCAGAAATAGTGCACATCACGAGAAGCTTGTTGGATTTGTTCTATAAAATTAGTATTCATATACTGAATAAATTCTGGACGATTACTGAGAACCCATTCATCCATCATAACTCGTTTTTTAGCATCCATATTATATAAAATCGGGACTTCATTTGTACTTTCGCCACTCATTATTTATATATTATAATCAATTTAAAAAAACATTATAATATAAACTGTTATTAGACTTTTTGATGAAAACGAATAATTATATTATACAGTGTATCCACGCAACATCTCCAAATTGTGTAAAATAGTTTGTTCTTTTCCTATACAAAATGATATTTCTAAATCCCGGTCGTGTATAATAACGACCACCTTTTTAGATTGAATTTTGATTGTGGCAATTGTTGAACCATTTTCCGCTAAAAATTTGGGCGAAGAATCTGTCCCAGATGCAAGTTTCCATCCTTTAGGAATACACGTGTCGATAATACGGGATACAATATTTGCGATTTCTTTATTGGGTGTTGCTACCGCACCTATACCATTATAAAGTCCGTCCATAATAGATTGCGCTGAATCACACATAATAACATCTACTTTTTGTATAATATGTCGAATCGACACATCAATTTCATATTGATAGTTACGCAATATTCCATAATATTCATTCGTCGATTTATGGATTTCGCGTTCCATAGTATAAAATGCATCACGTAATGTATTATTTTTAGCAATTAATTTGTGAAGGTCATATAACGCGGCGGTTACATCCTGAGCCACATAGTCCAATTTAATATTTTGTTTTTCCAATTGAATATGCCTGCGCATCAATTGGAGACCCAAGTCAAGTAAGCGATGAAAATCATCAACGGTTTGAATATTCGAAATGATAAATATAACATATGTTTGCTTATTATGTGTAAATACGTAATAATCCAATTCACGCATACCCGATATAGGTGAATTAAAACTTATTAGAATACCCCAATGCACACCGTGTGTTATCATATCCGCTTCGAATTTATCTAATTCTTTTTTACTAACAGTGTTTGTATAATTTTTACTTTCCAACATAATAATCTGGTTATCAGGTAAATGTAGCCATGCATCGGCCGAATGGGCTGTTTGATTTTTTGCTTCAAATCGAATATCTCCATAGCGCATTTTAATTGTATGTTCTAATATGTCTTCCGCGAACCCACCTTTTTTTGCCGAATTGGAGGAAATACCTATTAGTTTATGTAAAGTGGACGTTAATTCAGTCATTGTATCTTCCGTTTTTTCAGTACGTTTATGTAAAGATGAAATATGATTATAAATTGAACTTTCAATTGTTAATGGCTCGTGAATATTGGGTGTTGCAACGGTAGTTAGACCAAATTTTGTATCATAGCCTATATCGATTAAATTACGTATTATATCCTCAATATTTGTTGTAATATTACTATTACATAATAATGGATATCGTGATAAATCGACACTAACCGTTATAGTTGTCATATGTGTTCTGCATAAAAATAAAGAAAAATATAAATATTCAATTTTTTTAGTTCGGTATATTCTTATACTATTTTTATGTTTTGATTCTTCTAATTGATGTTTTTATACTATTTTGTAGTTTAGTCAAAGTATTCGGGTTTCACAACAATAATAAGTCCGCATATATTCTTTCATCTAAATCCTATTTTACACCTTTGCACATTTATGATATGTTGTTTATTTTTATATTTTCTAAAACTTTAAATATGAATATATTGAAGCTTTCCCAGTCATCATATATAATAGCATTACTCAA